CAGTTTCGGCCCCTTAGCTCATGCTTGGTTAGAGCAGCGGACTCATAATCCGTTGGTACTGTGTTCGACTCACAGAGGGGCCACCAGTATAGATAAGGCTGACAGCGATGTTGGCCTTTTTCTTTTACAGTATTACTGCCGCTTACTGTGGGGGAGTGATTGATTTGGCACTATGAAGAGATCACAAAAAAAGTCGAAAAGCCGCAGGAAATAAGGCTTTCGTAAAAATATAGAAAAAAATTAGATTTGGCACAAAATAGAAGTAATTAGTAAATTTTAAATAAAATTTGCGCAAGATTTGGCACAGAATAGATAAATATTCATTACATTTTAAACTGACCGAACTTAAATGGTAGAACTTTACCAATCACTTTAAAAGCTGCAGCCTGGTCTGCCGTGTACTCTTCAATACCAAAACCATTTTCATTGTCACTTTTAACGAGTATTGACCCATCCAGCTTTAGTTTAACGCGCTTTATGCGCAATAGATCATCCTGCATGATTACATATATAGCGTCATCGATGAACTTATTGCATGCCGTATCTACAAACACCTGGTCGCCGTGGGATAGAGTACCTTCCATGCTATCACCATAAACAGTGATAATTTTAACCTTATCCGCATTTGCCCCCACGCGATTTCGCCAGTTAATGGCATTGATTGCAACCATTACACTCACTTGATCTGTTGGTGTAACTTGCCCATTTCCTGCAGCTGCTCGCACGTCTTTTAGTTGCTCTATATATATAGTATCTGGATACTGTTTTTGACTAACCCGCCTACGCAGATTTAACGAGGCATCATCAGCTGTTGCCCCGCCGTGCTTACCGCTGCCACTTACCAGAGGTTTAATGGCAGGAGCTGGTCCATATTCAATAGCATCACTATCTGGTGATGCATGGATGTCTTTTTTATCATTGGCAATATAGCGATGAATGGCCTCCAATATCTCTTGTGGCGGCTTGTATTCAGTTAAAATTCCATTAGGGCCACCCTTACCCTGAACTTGCCTTGATTCCCACCCCTTACTTACGGCTCTACCCTTACATCCTACAGATGAGGTAGGTAGTCCACCAACCCAGTTTTTACCAAATTCGGCTAATTCTGCGGCAGAAAACCACTCTAAGTCAGGTTTACTACTTTTAATCATGAGTAGTAAACCTAAGTTGTAAAGTAAATGTAAGTTGTAAAGTCATTTATCCTTATGATTTATATATGAAAACACTTTTAAAGTGAAAATAATTGATAATTTAAGTTGTAAACTGTTGCAAAGTAATAAAGTTTCTTATAACATTGTCACATGTTCAATTTTTACAAAGTATTAAACATGCTAAAAAAACCAGCCAAAGAAAAAGTCCAAGACTGGCATTCTGCTGATGTTGTTGCTGCGGTGCATAAATCTGGCACTAGCCTGCAGCGCATCAGCCGACAACATGGTTACTGCCCACAAGTGATTGGTCAGGCATTATATAAACCTTACCCAAAATACGAGCGAATTATTGCAGAGCATTTAGGGCTTACACCACAAACCATCTGGCCAAGCCGTTATCACCTGGATGGCTCTCCTAAAAGCGGTCGAGGAGAGCGTGGGCTTGGTCGCCATCCATCACGTTTATCAGCAGCATTAAAAATTAAAGCCAATCATACCACCGCTGAAAATTCACGCAATGTAAATGCGTTAGACAAGGTGGCAGCGTGATGCGGAAATTGCGCGATGACAGAACTGGAGACTTGTTTTTGATTCCGCAGCCGGTTGCTCCAGTTGCGGGTGCGCTGTGCTGCAGGGTAGAGGTGGCGCATGTGATGGCAGAAGCGTTGCGCGATCATGACCGCTACATCATCGCCGCAGAAATGAGCAAGTTGCTTGGTCAAGAAGTCACCAAGAACATGCTGGATGCTTATTGCAGCGAGAGCCGTGATGAGCACCACCCAAGTTTTGAACGTGCCATTGCGTTTGATATGGCTACAGGAACGCATACTTTAGCCAACATGATGGCTCGTAAATTGGGGGCAAAGCTTGCAATTGGCAAAGACGCTTTAAACAGCGAGCTTGGAAAGCTGGAGCGCCAGCGTGATGAAGCCTCCAACAAAATCAAGCAATTGAAAAAACTACTGGGAGAAGCAGAGTGAAGCAATATTACTCATGCGCCGAATTGGTCGCGATGAAGCTGAGTGGAATGCCATCCAGTAAGCCTGGTATTAAATTAAGAGCAGAGAAAGATGGATGGCAGAAACGTGAAGTGCCTGCCAAAGGTGGCAAGGGTGGGGTTAAAACCGAATACCAACCGCCAAAAGCCATTATAGAGTTAATTAAATCCAATAAACTTCATAACGAGATACAGGCAGTTAAGCAGCCGTTAACTGACAAGCCACAATCAACCGAGTTAACGGTTGCTACCAAACAAAGTGCCAACGATTTAAAAGACTGGCAAAGGCAGACGGCAGAAGCGCGCGCCGCAATATGCCATGAAGTGAAACGCCTCGCAGCTATTGGCGGCACTGACCGTGCCATTATTAAATTGGTTGAAATGGCTGCCACTAGCACCCTTCCTGATCACCTGCAGCAGTTGGCGCCATTAGCCAATGCTCGCTCAGGTAAGGCTGGAAAACGCACTTTAAGCCGCCGCTCAATTTACAGATGGCTAAATGATGCTGAAGGTGGCGTTGCAACTTTAGCCCCTAAATCCTGCGACAAAATTCAGGTACCGGCTTGGGCGCCCTACCTAATGAGCCTGTACGGCCAGCCACAAAAACCAAGCTTGGCATACTGCATTGAACAATTACCAAAGCACCTGCCAGCTGCTATTGAGTGCCCAAGCTATTCATCTGCTAGCCGTTTCATCAAGAAAATAAGCAATGTTGAAGCGCAAAAAGGCCGCATGGGTAGCCGTGAAATCAAGAACATTAAGCCGTTTGTGAGACGCGATACCAGTCAAATGTGGCCCTGTGATGCTTATACAGCAGATGGTCATGCCTTTGATGCTGAAGTTGCACACCCTGCGCATGGCAAAGCATTTAGACCAGAAATCACCAGCGTTTTAGATATTGCCACACGCAAATGTGTTGGGTGGTCTGCTGGTTTGGCTGAGTCTACATGGGGCGTGGTAGATGCGCTACGCCACGCCAGTCTTAATGGTGGCATTCCTGCTATTTTCTATGTTGATAATGGCTCAGGCTTTAAAAATGCAGCTATGAGCAATGAAGCTACAGGCTTTATGGCACGGTTATCCATCACGCTAACGCATAGCTTGCCTTATAACTCGCAGGCGCGAGGTATTGAAGAGCGCTCACATCAAAGCATTTGGGTGCGTGGCGCAAAAGAACTGGCTACTTATATGGGCACCGATATGGATAGACAAGCCAAGCAGGCCGCATTCAAGGTAACCCGCGCTGATATTAAAGCTGCAGGCGCATCTAAAAAGCTCATGCCCTGGCTGGTTTTTATTGAGTGGTGCCAGGCGCAAATTGATGACTACAACAACCGCCCTCACCGCGCATTACCTAAGGTTTATGACGAATTAACTGGTAAGAAACGCCACCAATCACCGAATGAAGCATGGGCCGCCGCAGTAAAAGAAGGCTTTAACCCTGTAATGGTAGAGCAGCATGAAGCTGATGATCTATTCAGGCCATATAAAGAGGCAGTAACACGCCGTGGCGAGATTACCTTATTTACCAACACCTACTTTAGCCATGACCTTGAAGCCTATCACGGTGAAACCATGCGCGTAGGTTATGACATTCACGATGCAAGCCGTGTTTGGGTGCGTAACCAAGCTGGACAGCTAGTTACTGTAGCGATGTTTGAAGCGAATAAACGCAGCTACTTCCCGCAATCATTTGTTGATCAGGCCGCTGAGAAGCGTGCTAAAGGCCGTATACAGCGCGCACAAGCCAAGATTGATGAAGCCGAGCAGGAACTTAATCCACCGCAGCAATTGGTTTATGAAGCGCCAATTGAGCTGCCGGTGATGGCGGCAACCCCTATCGTGCAATCACTCGGAATGCTGCCAGAAAACGTGATTGCCATGCCGGTGAAACGGCCAATGTTTGAAACAGACGCAGCCAAGTACAGGTGGCTTTTATCCAATGATACCGAGATGACTGTGCAGGATGAAGCCTGGCTGAATTGCTACAGATTAACTGCCGAATATGAGGATTTATTCGGAGATAGAGAAGCGGCCATACGGTAGTTGACGCTACCGCATGACCTTTACCACAGGTGTTTGAAAAGCACCTTAACAACAGCAAGAGAGAGTTTACATGAAAAAACAATTTGTAAAAACAGAAAATTACGAGCACTTTAGAACCGGCATCACTGCGGTTGAAAATCGCGGTGCAGCCGAAGCCAGCCTGATGCTGGTTACCGCTGAGGCTGGCTTTGGTAAAAGCACCACAGTTGATCACTGGGCAATTCAGAGCGGCGCCGCTTATGTGCGCGCTAAAGAGGGCTGGACCCCTGCCTGGTTTAAACGAGAGCTGGCAGAAAACCTGAAACTGGATACGCGCGGCAGGCCTGCCGATGTATTTGCACGCATCGCCGGTTATATCGGTGGCAACCAGATACCGATTGTGGTGGATGAGGTTGAGCACTGCCTTGAAAACAATGCCGCAGTGCTTGAAGCCGTGCGCGATTTGAGCGACTTGACAGAAGTGCTGGTGATTTTAGTAGGGATGGATCAGGTGCAGGCGCGTATTGCACGCCACAGACAGATCAGCAGCCGTATTGCCCGTGTGGTGGAATTTCAGCCAGCCAGCGTGAATGATGTTTTACTCACCTGCAAGCAGCTGGCAGAAGTCGATATAGCCGATGACCTGGTAACGGAAATTCACCGCGCTAGTGGTGGCCGCATGCGCGACATTATGAATGCAATTGCCACAGTTGAGAATACTGCAAAACGCAATGGTGCCACGCAGGTAGCGCTTGCTGATATGGCAGGCCAAAGCTTGACCCATGACTGGCAATCACGCCGCCCACGTTTGGTTAAAGCTGGGGTGCGTTAATCATGGCACGCACTCATTTTTTTATGGTTGAAGGTGAGCCTCTACATCCATGTCTAAAAGGAGATATTAATTTTATTGAACTGAATCGTGGTTCTATTAAATTCATCTGTGATGTTGATAAGCATGCTCCACGTTTAGTTAATGAAATTAATATCAATGATGAAAACGCCCTTGATTTAATCAATTTTGCATGTGAGCTTTTATATATTTTAAGAGAAAAAATCCCTGATTTTGTTAAGCCAGGAACATTTAGAACATTACGGGCAGCAAAAGCAAGTACTGAGTTGATTAGAGAGAGAGGTTCTGCGGCAAGAAACATAATCTCATTTTTGGAGCCACGTTAAATGATCTGGACATCCAATACCATTTTAACGGCTATCGCAGACGCATATCACGTTGATTGCGTACGTGAGGCAGACCTTGTGCATAGCACTGGCTTAACTGCAACACAGGTAGATCGCGCCTGCCTAAAGCTGCGCAAACACGGCTTGCTGGAAAAGTGCGAGCAAGGCTGCCACACCATTACTGAAGCCGGACGCATTGCAATGGTTGAAGGCAAGCAGATCAAGAGCGGCCCTAATGGTAAACACGTAGCGCCCAAGGTCAATAAAAACAGCCTGCGCATCAGGGTATGGCGCGCCATGCGCATTCGTAGCAAATTCTCAATACCAGAGCTGGCCATGTTGGTGGCGCAAGGTGGCGAAAAAGACATCATCAGCAACATCGGCAAGTATGTGCGCGCCTTGCAAAAAGCTGGCTACATTACCGAGATGGGCAAGCGCGAAAAAGGCAGCGCTATCACCAGCAACGGCCACAAGCGCTACTGGCTACTGCCTGAGCGTGATACCGGACCGCAAGCCCCTGTGTGGCGTGTAGCTGCACATACCGTGTATGACCCAAATGCAGAATTGGAGCATGCGCTATGTGGCTAAAACTATTAACAGATGCTGTTGAAAAAAGCAGTAATCAAGCCGTTGCAGATGAGCTTGGTGTATCGCGTACAGCAATTAGCTTGGTAATGAGGGGCAAATACCCAGCCAGCACCGACAAGATAGAAGCGCTGGTAATGGACACTTACAGCCGTGTTGACTGCCCGCATCTGGGCGAATCAATCCCAATCACAGAGTGTAAACGCCATTGCTCTGAAAATGCGCCAACAAGTAGCCCACGCGCTATGCGTTTATGGAGGGCATGCCAAGCCTGCCCTAACAATCAGGGAGCTAAAAATGAATAGATACGAGGTAAAAATTCGCACACCAAAAGGCAATGAAACCCAAGTGCGCATTGTTGAAACCGTGGCAAGAAACAGCTGGAGCGCAGGATGCATCGTGTTGCAGCTGCTTGGCATTGATTCAGCTTTTACTTTAAGCGTGCACTGCATTAGCCGGGGTGTGAGATGAAAAGTTACAGCTGGCCATACATGCAGCGTAAAGAAAACTGCATGTGCGAATTATGTCAGGAATGGCGCAAACAGCAGGAGATCGAGCGCTGCATCCGTGTGGTGAATAACTGGGAGAGCCTTAAAAAATGAAACTTTCTCCATCAGAAATTAAAACATTACAGGCGCTGCGCGCTGGAGAAATGGAGACATCTGAACTGATGGATAGATTCCCCAGTGGCTATGCGAGTGGCTCATTACTTAAAAAAGGATTGATTGAAGATATAGGCATGGGATACCGCATTACTGCGGAAGGTAAGCAGGCCTGCCCTACCAGGCGCTCTATTGAGTTACCGACATTGAAGCCCAAGCTGCAAACATCTGTAGCAGCGCCGATTGAAGTTGCGAATATTGAACGCAAAAAAGAGGATGAAATTATGAATACAGACATTAAACCAAATGCGCTATTGATGCTTGAGTATATCGAGCAGCACCCAGCCTGCACAATGCTGGAAATGCAGGCTGGATTAAACAATACAAAAATTGGCAAAGGCAATATCGTTGGTTATCTTGATCGCGGTCATGTCGTTATTAATAGTGATGCTGCCGGTAAAAAAACATACAGCATTGCTGCCGGATTAAAGGTCAATGATTTTTATGGCGCTTTAAAACACAAAGACGTCACGACCCAAGAACCGGCTAAAACTGAAAGTGCTTTTCAGTCAGCTGAAAGTACACATGATCACGTGCCTGCATTTGTTAAAGCGCCGGTGATTGATATTGCTCCATCCACCTTTACAAAATCAACCTTTAGAGTTGCATATACCAGTGACGGCTGCCTGCTTATCATGGGTGTGCAGTACATGCCTATCGAGCTGGATGCAGCTCAGACACGCGAGCTGATTGATTATGTAGATGACCTTAATTTAAGCGAGGTTGCTTGATGCGCCTAGTCTGCCCATGTTGTGCGGCTGAGTTCCCGTTGCAGGCAGCAGTCAGTGATATAGCTGCACGCCAGGCCATTGCCCGCGCATTCAGCCTGACCCCGCTAGGGGATGTGCTGCTGCCCTACGTTGGCTTATTCAAACCGGCTAAGCAGGCGCTAAAAATGTCTGCCCTGGTACGCATTCTGGATGAGCTGATTGTTGACATCAAGGCCGGGCAGATCACACGCGGTGGCACCATCTACCCTGCTCCGCAGGAATACTGGCGTAGCGCGATTGAAACCATGCTGGCAAGCCGCGATAAGCTCAGCCTTCCACTCAAAAGCCACGGTTACCTGTATGAAATTATCGCAGGGTTTGGTAACCGGGCGGCAGCTGCACAAGAACGCAAAAGCGAGCAAGGCCGCAAGTACGGTGCTGTTCACACTGCTGCTGATCATATTGCCGGTGTCGGCAATATGATACAAAAGCCGGTAAAGAAAGCCCGTAGTGAAATGCCGGATGCGGTACGCAACACGCTTAAAAAACTCACAGGAAAGGCTTAAAAATGGCGACTAAGCACGACTTACTACTAGTCTTAAGCAACCATATTGGCGTAGGAAAAGGCATTGCCGGAGAAGACCTCGCCCGTACGCTGGCAATATCAAGCCGAGAGCTGCGCAAGCTGATCAGCCAGTCCATTGAAGAAGATGCTACTGCGATTTGCGGCCACCCAAGCACTGGTTATTACATTGCCAGCAGCGAACAAGAGCTTAAAAGCACCATTGAATTTCACAAAGGCCGCGCTTTGCACGAGCTGCGCAAGGCAAGCCATTTATCAAAAATCCCGCTGGCTGATCTGGTTGGCCAGCTTCATTTACGCACATAACAGAAAAGGAAAATACATGGCAAAACCCACAAAACTGAAATCCAAAGCACAGGTTTATGTGCCGCAGACCAAGGACGATGCAGCGGCGGATATCCGCAAGGTTGGCGATTTGATGCGCAAGTTCACCCGTGAGCAGGCTGAGATGAATGACAAGATTGCCGCAATCACGCAGGAATACCAGGTAACACTGGAACCGATTAAAGAGAGCATCGAACTACTGCAGGAAGGCGTTCAAGCATGGTGCGAAGCCAACCGTGATGACCTCACCAATGGTGGCAAAGTGAAATCAGCCAACCTGATCACCGGAGAGGTGGCATGGCGCCAAAACCCGCCAAGTGTACGCATCAGCAAAGCCGATACCGTGATTGAAATGTTGAAACGCTTGGGCCTTGGCCGCTTTGTGCGCACCAAAGAAGAGGTGAACAAGGATGCCATCCTGAATGAGCCGGATGAAGTTCGTGGCGTAGCCGGTATTACGTTGGTGACAGGCGTTGAGCAGTTTGTAATCACGCCATTTGAGCAAGACGCAGGAAATATGTAGCCCGAAGCCCCAGCCGGCGGTGGGTTGTAACACCGGCAAGCCGCGATATACGCCCTCCCAGATTTGCATAGTGTAGGCGCGGCTGAATTACTTAACTTAACTTTAGGAGAATTAAATGAACCAAGCAGAATTAATTAATGCCATTGCTGAAAGCAATGACAACACAGGTGTTTCAAAAGTTGCAATCAAGTTTGTGCTGGATAAAGCTGGTGAAATTGCACAGGCTGAGCTGGAAAAAGGTGGGGAAGTGACTTTGCCAGGTGTTGGCAAATTGAGTGTTAAAACACGCGCAGCACGCACGGGGCGCAACCCAGCAACAGGCGAAGCCTTGGCCATTCCTGAAAAGAAAGTGCCGCATTTCAGCGCTTTAAAAGCATTGAAGGATGCAGTGGCTTAAGGCCAAAACTCTCACTTATAGCCCGTTAACAAATGGGCTATAGGGGATGGTTTTAACGCCCGTGATTATTTAAAAGGAGAATGAAGATGCAGCAACCAGAGTTAAAAGAAGGTGAAGTGTATTTAGGCGCGATTATCAATCCAGACGGTACTGGTGAGCACTCAATTTTACTGCCAGGCGATAAAGATGATGGCAATTGGCAAGACGCTATGGACTGGGCAAAACAACTTGGCGGAGACCTGCCAAACCGTGTAGAACAGGTTTTAATGTTTGATAAAAGCAGAGGCCAATTCAAGAAAGATTGGTACTGGTCAAATACTACGCATGAAAGAGAAGCAGGCTGGGCTTGGTCTCAGGGCTTCACTAATGGCTACCAGTACAACACTATCTCGAGTCTAGCGAGCTCCGCGCTCGCGCTGTCCGCAGAGTTCCTATTTAGTCATTCAATTATTTAGTTATTTTGGAGTTATTTAAATGTCACAAACAATCACATTAGAAGAAATTAAAAGCCAGCAAAACAAACTGCAAAGCATGATTGCACGGTATGAATCAGGCAAGTTAATTGAGAATGCATTCCCAATTTCAGTATCAATGCCTGATCTTAACGATGGCGAAAAGTGGGTTGGCTGCATGATTAGTGCTGATGGCCTTAAAGCTGAGCATACTATTTTGTTGCCAGGTGAAAGTGAGCGCGCAAGCTGGAGTGATCAAGTCGCTTGGGCAGAAAGTATTGGCGGGCATCTGCCAGACAGATGTGAGCAAGCCATGCTCTATAAATTTATGAAAGATGAGTTTAAAGAAGAGGCTTATTGGTCATCTGAAACACATGCTAACAATGCAGGCTGGGCTTGGTCTCAGGGCTTCGGTAATGGGGCCCAGCACTACACTAACAAGTCTAGCGAGCTCCGCGCTCGCGCTGTCCGCAGATTATCAGTAATTCAGTAATTTATTTATTTTTATGGCCAATCACACTACCTTACCTATTTACAAAGTGGCATACGATTTACTCGATGTCATCACTGACCTTGCCAAGAATATGCCACGTGATTTTAAACAAAGCATAGGCGGAAAACTACGTGATGAATGCGTTGAGATTGTCACTTTGATATTTAGGGCTAACGTCTCACGTGAAAAGTCAGGATATTTAATCTCGCTTATAGAGCGACTTCAAGTATGCGAATTGCTATTAAGACTTTCACGCGACAAGCGTTTAATCTCAACAGGCCAATATGCTAAGGCCATTGAGTTGACAGGTAGTATTGGCAAGCAAGCCAATGGTTGGCGCCGCTCCGCATCGTCTGTTTCATAAAGGTTAAGGCCCTATGACTGAACGATTTAATAATCTGGTTTTGCCGCTGACTCAAAAGGTCACCGCCATGCGCATCGTAGATACCACTGATAGGAATCAGGTTAGGTCTAACGCAGTTGCCTCGTTGATCGGTGCTGATTTAAATACAGCCCTTCGACAAGATGACGTAGATAGCAAAATACAGCAGGCTGGGCTTGGTATCAGAACTTCAATAATGGAAACCAGAACAACAATAACAAGTCTAGCGAGCTCCGCGCTCGCGCTGTCCGCAGATCATAACGACAACTTTACGTTTGCAGAATTAGTCCAAGCGTACTTTGATTGCAGAAAACACAAACGAAACTCAGAGAGCGCTCTAGCTTTTGAACTGAATCTAGAGCGCAATTTGTTTGATTTATATACAGACATAAAATCTGGCACATATTTGCCAGGTAAAAGCATTTGCTTTGTTATCACGAGGCCAAAGCCACGTGAAGTGTGGGCTGCAGATTTTAGAGATCGCATCGTCCACCATCTATTTTATAACCACGTTTCACCTAGGTTTTATGCATCATTTATCGCAGACAGCTGCGCATGCATACCCGAACGTGGCACGCTGTATGCCGTAAAAAGGCTAGAAAAAAAGATACGCAGCGCTACTCAAAACTGGAGCAAGCCAACGTTTTATCTAAAGGGTGACCTAGCCAACTTCTTTGTGGCCATCGATAAGAACGTATTACACAAGCAGCTTGCAAAGAAGATACATGAGCCTTGGTGGTTGTCACTAGCCGATTTAATCTTGTTTCACGATCCACGCAAAAACTATGAGTTACGTGGTGAAGCAACCAAGCTGAATTTAGTGCCAGAACATAAGCGTTTAGCCGAACAACCAAGCCATTTAGGCTTGCCAATTGGCAATCTTAGCTCACAGTTTTTTGCCAACGTCTATCTGAATGATCTAGACCAATTTATCAAACACAAGATAGGTGCAAAGCATTATGTGCGCTACGTAGATGACTTCATTCTGCTGCATGAATCACCACAATGGCTTAATGCTGCATTGATTGAAATTAATGCTTTCTTGCAAGATAAATTAAATGCCAGGCTAAATCCAAAGAAAACAATCCTGCAGCCTGTTGATCGTGGGGTGGATTTTGTAGGCCAAGTGATTAAACCTTGGAATAGATATACACGCAAACGCACTGTTAATGAGGCAGTAAGCCGAATTAACGCTACAAAGAAAGATAAGTTATTTGAAGTAGCAAATAGCTACTTTGGACTAATTGGACAAGCATCCAGTAGCCATCAAGACCGCGCAACTATTGCTAATGTTATGCGTGGCAAAGGTTACTGCGTTAACAAGGATTTAACAAAGATATACAGAAAGGCTAAATGTGAAGCCTGATATCAGAAACTCTGAATTGGCGATGATCCACATCGCTAAAAAAGCGCTGGGTATGGATGATGAAACCTATCGCTCCATGTTGTTTACCGTGGCACGTGTCACCAGTAGCCGTGAGCTGGATTATGCAGGCCGCGTTGCTGTGCTCAACCACATGAAAGCGCGTGGATGGAAGAATACGCAAACCGCGCCAGATGTCGCCAAGGCCAAGCAGGCGTTGATCAGCAAGATTGGCGCGTTGCTGGCTGATATGCAACTGAGCTGGCCTTATGCAGATGGCATTGCCAAGCAAATGTACAAACGTGAAAAGTTGCAATGGTGCAAGCCGGCCGAGATGCGCGGCATTATTGCAGCGCTGGTTAAAAAGCAACAAGCTAAACCAAAGGCAAGCAATGGTTAAAATCAAAACAGCTGACATTCTCACCATCAATATTGATGAGAAAATACTGCCCTTCATTGTGCAAGACCTTGCAAATATCATCGGCCTGGCTGACACGTTGAAACTGGTTGATCACTATAAAGGCACCAGCATGTGGGTGCCGGCAGAATTCAAACCAGAGCATGTGCTGTGCAAGATTATTGGCGCTGAAAGCTTTATCAAACTTACTAAAGCCTATGGCGGTGAGGCGCTGGAGATCCCCAAGTGTGAAGATGCGCTGCGCGCGGTGCGTAATGAAAAAATACGGCGTAGCGATAAATCACAAAGCCAGCTAGCGCGTGAATGGGATGTGACCGTGCGGTGGATCCGCGAGCTGCAAAAAAATATGGATTGTGACGAGGTGCAGGAAAATCTGTTTTAATATCACGTTGTATTTTAAAGGGGGCAGATATGAAAAGGTTGATTTTAATAAGTACAGTGGCATTAATCTTCACCTCGTATGGCTATGCAGACCAAGAGCATTGTGAAGTAATGAGTAAAGGGGCGCATGGCTTAGAGTTTATCGAAGTCCCATGTAAAACGATGGAGCATAAAATCCCATGTGCTAAAGAATGGACAGATGAAAATGGTTCATGGCACTCTGAGGAAAGACCTTGTGCGCCAGGAGAGCAGAAAACTGTTGAGCAAGTAGATAGAGAAGAATCTGCCGCACAGAAAAGAAAATGTGGAAAAGACTTTAGGGCACTTCGAGTAGGGATGAAATTCTCACGATTTGAACAGTGCAATGAAGAGCCTGAATTTATTACAGACACTATGACAACTAGTGGATTAGTTGAGACTTATCGAGGTACTTTTTATATTATAAACGTGAAAAATGATCGTATTATTTCTTATACAAGACGCAGATACTAAAGGGGGTAAATGTGAATAAATTTATTTTAGTAGGTGTAGTAGCGCTAGCCTTAATTGGGTGTGGTGATCAGGAAATTCAATCAATTCCGGAGGAAAATGCAGAAAATATAACACCGTTATTTATTACAAATGAAAATTTAAAAGAAGTTTCACTCGATGTGGTTTTTGGTTGGCAAAGCAACTTTATGCGCAGTGAATCACAAAATGCTTTGATGCAAGTGACTAAATTGCAAAAAGTGCTAAAGGCATGGCCAGAGGAAAAGCAGACAAATACAGAGCCTTGTTATATGCAGTTGAGGAACGAGACGGCGAGAATATTAAATTTAATTGATGGGATAGATGCGCCAAAAGATTCAAGCGAGCCTGACTTTAAATATGAATGCAGACAGTCAATCAGCTATAAATATGATGAAGCTAGAATAAATAATGTTTGGAGTAAATTTTGATGGTTTTTTATTCTAAATAATGTAACTTTATAATAATAACGCCCCAAATTCCGCCCCGCTTCAGGGGCGGAACTGCTTCCGCATTACCCCACCCCTCGCGCGCGCGTAAGCTGTGCGCATGACTACCACCAATCAATTCACTACCAGCCAGCGTGGGCGTGACCTCATTAAAAAACATGAGGGCTTTGCGCCTAAGGTTTATTTATGCCCGGCAGGCAAGCCGACCATTGGTTATGGGCATGTGGTTAAACCTTCCGAGCGTTTTGGTACGCTGGATGCTGCCCAGGCGAATCTGCTGCTATCTGCCGATTTGCGTGTTTATGAAATATACCTCAATGGCGTGTTGGCACCTTCTCGCCTTAAAGCCCCTATCAATCAAAATCAGTTCGATGCCTGCGTGAGCTTTTGTTACAACTTGGGCATGGGCAATTTTGACAGCTCTGCCTTACGTAAAAAAATACAAGCTGGTGATTTTGATGGCGCCGCTGCTGAGTTTGCAAAGTGGAAATTTGCCACAGTCAATGGCAAAAAAGTAGCGCTGCCGGGGCTTTTAACCCGCCGACTCGCTGAGTGTGCGCTGTTCATGGAGCCTTTATGACTAAATGCTGGTACAAATCAAAAACTCTGTGGTTTAACGCGGCAATAGCCGCGCTGGCGGCGCTTGAGGCCAGCGCTCAGGTGTTGCAGCCGCTGGTGCCTGGCAATGTGTACGCCTACGGCATGATGCTGCTCTCTGTTGGTAATGCTGTGCTACGTATTGTTAGCGCAGAAAGGCTGACGCTCAAATGATCACTGACTGGTTTAAAACCTTGGTATTTCCAGCGCTACCTAAATGGCTAATGCCTGTTTTATTGCTGGCTATTCTCGTCGGCATGCTGTTCAAGGCATACAGCTTTGGCGTGGATGTTGAGCGTGGCCGCAATGCTATTGCAGAAAATGCAAAGGTGGCTGCACTGGGTGAAAGGCTGCTGAAACTGCAAAACGAAAAGCGTGACCAAGAGCAAAAGCGCGTTAAGGACATGGCAGAGTTAACGCTTAAATTCAATCAGGAGACTCGTAAAAATGAAATTAAAGCCAATGCTGTTATTGCTGATTTGCGCGCTGGCGCTCTGCGCTTGCGCATCCCAACCAAAATGCACCCCACAGATTGTGCAGGTGGAACCAGCCAGGCTGGCGCCAGTACCAGCGGCAGTAATGCAGAAACAACAGCCGAACTTTCTCAACAATCTGCTGAATTTCTTATCGGACAAGCCCGCCTCGCCGACCAAGTAACCGAGCAGCTGAGTGCATGTCAGGCGATTCTAATCGCTGATAGAAAGATTGATTGATGGATCAGTTTGACCGTGCTCAAGAGCTTGAAATGATTGCCAGAGAGCGTGCCATTAAAACGCAGCAGCGACGATTTGCAGAGCTAAAAACCGCTCCTGGCGCGCAAACTGCGCTGGATTGCCTGGAATGTGGAGAAGAGATACCGGAGGCAAGACGGCAAGCGCTACCGGGGATTATGCGATGTGTGAAATGCCAACAATACCAAGAAGATAGGAAAAAACAATATGCCACAAGATGAAAACCTGCTGCTGCTAGGCGAGATTAAAGGCAAGCTCGACTTGGTGATCTCAAACCAAGACCAGCGCCATATTGAAATTACCAAGCAGCTCACCGGGATGGAAGATCGCCTACGCAAGGTGGAAATTAAGGCCGCTACGACTGGCGCAATCACCGGCGGGATTGTGGCAATAGGTTTTGAATTAGCCAAGGCTAAGTTAAACGCGTTTTTTGGTGGTTAATAATGGCGTACGGAGTTGAGCATCGTAATGATCTGCGCGCAGCTTATGTGCATCAGGCATTAAGTCTTGATGCAGCAGCAGAAAAGGTAGGCGTAGCCTTTGGCACGGCCAGCCGATGGAAGCGTGATGCGCTGGCAAGTGGCGATGACTGGGATAAAGCCCGAGCCGCTAGCCACATGGCAGGCGGTGGTGCCGAGGCCGTGACACAAGCCATGCTTAGTACGTTTGTGACGCTGTATAACTCGATTGTGACTGACTTGAGTACGCAGGCAGATATTCCTGCATTAAGCAAAGCTGAAGCCTTAAGCCGCTTATCTGACGCCTACCATAAAACAATGGTAGGTGCTGCACGCGGAGCGCCTAAGCTGGCGCGCTTAAGTATTGCGCTGGAAGTGATCAGCGAGTTTGCCAATTTTGTGGCGGAGCATCACCAGGAAGCTGGCAACGTGCTACTCAAGGCGCTTGAACAGTTTGAGCCTGAGCTGCGAGCCAAGTATGGATAATCAGCATGGCTAACCAGCTCACAGCGCGTGATTTCAGCAAACAGTACGCAGGCCTTATTGCAAGCCTGCGTAGCCGCATTGAGGCTGAGGTAGATGGCTTTGCCAGCGATGGCAAAGCGATGGCTAAGCGTGTAGCAAAATCCAAAGATAGCCTTGAGGTATTTGCGCGGACCTATTTTCCGCATTACATCAAACATGCCAATGCCGAGCTTCACGATTATTTATATCAACGCCTGGTTGAAATTGTAGATAACGATACTGGTGATCATGATGCCATCGCCGCGCCGCGCGGTAACGCAAAATCCACTATCGTGACGCAGATATTCACGATCTGGTGTATTGTCACCAGCCGTAAAAAATACCCTGTAATCATAATGGATGCCTTCGACCAGGCAGCCATTATGCTGGAGGCGATTAAAGCCGAGCTGGAGTTTAACCCACGGCTGGCAATGGATTACCCGCAAGCCACAGGCCAAGGCAGGCTGTGGCAGGTAGGCACCATCATCACGGCCAACGATGCCAAAGTGCAAGTATTTGGCTCCGGCAAGCGTATGCGTGGTTTGCGGCATGGCGCTTATCGCCCGGATTTAGCCATTGGCGACGACCTTGAGAATGACGAGAATGTACGCAACCCTGATCAGCGCGACAAGCTGGAGAGCTGGCTTAAAAAAACGGTATTAAGCTTAGGACCAGCTGATGACAGCATGGATGTAGTCGTGATTGGCACGGTGCTGCATTATGACTCGCTGCTGGCGCGCCTGCTTAAAAATCCGCTATGGCGAGCTAAAACATTCCGTGCAATTATCCGCTGGCCAGACAATATGACGCTGTGGGATAGATGGGAAGAAACCCTGCTGCATGAGGGTGAGGACCGCGCCAAGCGCTTTTACCAGCAAAACACGGCCGCAATGAATAGCGGCGCCGTAGTGTGCTGGCCGCAAGGTCAGCCCTTGTATCAATTGATGGTGAAGCGCGCACGTGATGGCCGTGCCGCCTTTGACAGTGAGCAGCAGAATGACCCAGTGAGTGGTGATGATGCGCCATTTTCCGAGTGCATTAACAAGGCGCTTTATACTGATTTGCCACGCGACCTGATTTACTTTGGCGCGGTGGATCCGTCTCTCGGTAAAAACGGCGCAAGCCGTGACCCTAGCGCATTATTGGTAGGCGGGTTCCAGCGCAGTACCGGTATTTTATACGTAGTACGTGCAGATATTAAAAAGCGCCTGCCGGATAAAATCATCAGCGATGTTATCGAGCTGCAGCGCACTTATCACTGTGTAGTTTGGAGTGTGGAAACGGTGCAGTTTCAGGAGTTTTTACGCACCGAGCTGATAAAACGTAGCGCAGCATTGGGTGTGCCGGTACCGGCACGTGCCGTACAGCCGATCAGCGACAAGCTGCTACGCATTGAAACATTGCAGCCGCACATGCAAAACGGCTTGATTAAGATTTCGCCCGACCATAAAACATTGCTGGATCAGCTGCGCCACTTTCCCAAGGCTGACCATGATGATGGCCCGGACGCACTGCACATGCTTTGGGCGGCGGCACTGTCGCTAGGCCAGCCAATGAAGATACAAAGCACGGGGACTAAACGAGCCGGTACCCGTTTGAATGATTACAACGCCTGATTATATATATCGTCTGGATTGACCCATGAAAAAAGAACTCAAGAATGAAGTCGCTCACGTTGCCCGTGATATTTTGCAGCCGGTATTTATGGGCTTGCTGGCGAATCAGGATGATACTTTAGCCACACGCGGCAATGGCAAGGGCTTAAAAATCTATGATGATATCGAGCGCGATTGCCATGCCTTTGCAGTATTGCAAAAACGCAAGATGGCCGTGATTGCCCGTGATTGGTGTGTAGAGCCTGCTTCTGATCTGCCTGCGGATAAAAAGGCCGCCGACTTTGTTGAGGCACAATTAAAAGCGATCAACTTTGACAAGATATGCCTTGACCTGCTGGATGCGATTTTAAAAGGCTATGCCGTGAGCGAGATCATGTGGGCTACCGATGGCACCAATGTTTATATTGATAAAGTGCTGCCACGCAACCAGCGCCGCTTTAACTTTGATATTGATTACCGCTTAAGACTGATTACGCAGCAGGATATGCTGCAGGGTGAGTTGATGCCTGAGCGTAAATTTATGGTGCATAGCTTTGGTGGTAAAGATGGCAACCCTTACGGTTTGGGATTAGGCTCCCGCCTGTTCTGGCCAGTATTCTTCAAGCGCCAGGATATTACATTTTGGCTCACGTTTGCGGATAAATTCGGCAGCCCAACCCTGGTGGGAAAGTACCCTGAAGGCACGCCGCAGGAGGAGCAGACAGACTTTATCAACCAGCTATCAAGCATGGCGCAGGATGCAGCGATTGCGATTCCACAAAACATGGCGCTGGATTTGTTGGAAGCTGCGCGCTCAGGCGGGGCTGATTTCTTCGAGCGCATGGCGCGCTATATGGATGAGCAGATCAGTGTGGCCGTACTTGGTGAAACAATGACCACCAGCGGCAAGAGCAGCGGCCTTGGCGGCAATCAAAGCGGAACGCACAATGAAGTGCGCCTGGAGCTGGTGAAAGCCGATGCGGATCTGCTGAGTGATACGCTTAACCAGACCATCGTTAAATGGCTGATTGAGTTTAATATGCCGGGCGCAAAACCGCCGCGCGTGTACCGTGAAGTGGAGGAAGAGGAAGATCTGCACACCAGGGCCGAGCGCGATAGCAAGATTCATGCAATGGGATTTAAGCCTACGCTTGAGTACATCAATGAAACGTATGGTGAAGGCTGGGAAGAAAACACACAGGACAATGTAAAAAGTACATTTACCACAGGCATAAGTGGAACTACGCCAGCTGGCGCTGCTAGTACCACTAAAAATAATGTACTTTTGAAGCCTCAGGCAGATTTTGCGGAGGGTGACTTATTCCCTGATCAACAGGCGCTGGATGATGCAATTAATGCCTTGAATGGTGATGCGATAGACAATGCTATGCATACGCTGGTGAGGCCATTGCTTGATGCGATTGAACATCATGAACCTGCCCAGGTGCTGGATAGTTTGTTAAGCAAATATCCGGATATGGATAGCGCTAAACTAGAAGAATTATTAGCTCGCGCGTATTTTGTAAGTGAAGCTTGGGGTAGATTGAATGCCTGAAGCGGTTAACCTTGCCTATGCTATCGGGCTGCCGCCTGAAAAGGCCGTGGCCTATTTCGAGAGCAAGGGCTACAAGATTACATGGGATTGGCGTGAACAATGGCAACAAGCCCATGCGCGCGCTTTTACTGTTGCCGGCGTAACTAAAATTGACGTGCTGCAGGATATTCGCGCTGCGGTTGACGACATGCTCAAGACTGGCGGTACGCTTGCTGACTTTGAGAAGCAGCTGAAGCCTGTGCTGCAACGCAAGGGTTGGTGGGGTAAAGATGCGCAAGTTGATAAAGCCACAGGCGAGGTGCTGGGTAAAGGCTTAACCCCTTATCGATTAAAAACAATCTATCAAACCAACATGCAAACGGCCTATATGGCCGGGCGTTATCAAAGCATGATGGAGAATGTGCAGGATCGCCCGCTTTGGGAGTACGTGGCGGTTCTGGATGGCAGAACGCGCCCAAGCCACCGCGCACTCGATGGCAAGGTGTTTAGATATGACGACCCGTTTTGGGATAGTTTTTATCCACCCAACGGTTTTAATTGTCGCTGCCGGGTAAGAGCACGTAATAAAGAGGATCTTCGCGCCAGTGGCACGTATCTATCTAATGGCTATGGCCGTATGGAAGATGTACAGGTGCCGGTTTCACCGCGTAAAAGTACCGAGACAGTCAAGGTAACTGGCTATCGTGACCCTGTGAGTGGCAAGCTATTCAAGCCGGATGCCGGTTGGAGCTATCACATCGGAAAGTCTGCCAGCGCCAGCTTGAATCAAGTCTCCGTACAGAAACTTGATGCTGCGGCACCAACTGTGCAAAAAGCCTTTATTCGAGAGCAGGTCACCGGTAAAAGCTTTGCGGAGTTTTATAAGAAACCTGACGGCAATTTCCCTATGGCGATACTTTCTGAAGATGATGCCAGTAAGATTGGCGCAAAAACAACAGTCGCAGCGCTGTCTTCAGAAACCATGCAAAAACAATTGAGAGAGCATCCAGAGGTTGCTGCTTTTGAATATGCCATCATTCAAGATGTGATTGAGCAAGGCACTCGCGTGCAGGACTCTCCAACATCGCTAATTTACGTATTGCAGGAAAAAGGCTACGTGACCGTAGTGAAAGCCACAGTCAGTGGGAAAGCTTTATTTGTGACAAGCCTGAGAAGGTTAAGTGCAGATGAAGCCAAACGCTCACGTGAGATTCAGCGCATTTTGAAAAAAGAGAAGGCAGATGGTGGGGCCTCCCAACCCGCCAAAGGCGGAAACCCCACATAGCACTCCAGCTTGATGCTGTGTTACGGCCGGGAGAATATCACCGTGTCGCATCTGCCTGTTAAGTATAGTGAGCCAAACCATGATAGAAGTCAAGATTGATGACACCAGGCTAACTGCCCAGTTTGCGCGCATCATTAAAGGCGCGCGCAATGCTTCGCCATTGATGGCCGCCATTGCCGGCATCATGATGGATGAAGTGGAAGAGAACTTCGCGCAGCAAGGACGCCCCAAGTGGCAGGGTTTTAAATATACGCCAAGTGAAAAACGTGGTGGATCTAGTGCCAAGCTACTGCAGAATAGCGGGCAATTGGCTAGCTCTATTACCCCAAGCAGTACAAGCAGCAGCGCTGTTGTTGGCACTAATAAAAAATATGCAGCAATTCATCAGTTTGGTGGTAAAACAAGCCCACATATTATCAAGCCACGCAATAAAAAAGCTTTGGCCTTTGGTGGTCGCGTCGTAAAATCAGTGAATCATCCAGGCTCGAATATTCCAGCAAGGCCGTTTCTAAGCATCACGCAAAGTGGTGAAAATGAAATACTGAATAAAACCAGCCAGTATCTGCGCAGTTTGATATATTGATTTTAAGCGCCTGTGGCGCGTTAAAACAATCGAGCCTATAGGATGGTATAGCACACAATGCGTTGCAAGTTTTTCACGCTCGATTAACGGGGGTAAATGGGCGTTACATTGAGTTGAATTTTGTGGGTTGTGACTGCACTTTTAAGGGGTATTCAATTTAGCCTATTTTTTGCCAGCCACGATGTGGCCAAAGTGGGCAATTTGTTGCTGGGCAGTTTTTAATATTTCGTTTAGTCGTGTGTGAGTTTGTTTCTGTTTCTGCATGGCATTCATGGTAGCAGTAAGCTGCAATAGCAAAGGCTTTAGAGCTTGGCGTTTTGGCTGCTTTTTCAGCAGGTGACATTTTAGCAACAGAGGCGTTTTTGCTATTTTGCTCGCTGATTGATAATTCAGTTTTCATGGTCATCTTTCTACAAATGAGTAAGTAACGACAGTAACAGTCGTTACTATATCACTAGAATGTTGTTTTATTGTTTGCTTGTGCTTTTATTTGAGTCATTGACCTTGTCCGCCATTAAGTGCTAATCTAATTTTAGTAGTGTATACCACCTAGCGGAACCGCTTCCGCCTTACTTCATCATGTTGCAATTGCCAAAATGGCAACATGAACACAAACAAGCCAATCCAAATATTCAAGCCAGGTAAACACGTTGCCAACAACGGTGCATCTTTGGCATTTTCTGAAACTGACTTGCAGGCAACGATTGCAGCCTATGACCCAGCCAAGCATGAAGCGCCGCTGGTCATTGGTCACCCTGCGTTAAACAACCCGGCTTATGGCTGGGTGAAATCGCTCTCGTTTTCTGATGGCGCGCTCACTGCAGAGCCTGATCAAGTGGATGCTGATTTTTCGGATTTAGTGAATTCCGGCAAGTTCAAGAAAGTATCTGCTTCATTCTATACCCCTGACTCTCCAAGCAACCCTGTGCCAGGCGTTTATTACTTGCGCCATGTTGGATTTTTAGGCGCGCAGCCGCCAGCAGTTAAAGGCTTGAAATCTGCAAGCTTTGCAGATGGTGAGCAAGGCGTGGTTGAGTTTTCAGGATACGACGACATGACCATTGCCAAGCTATTCCGCCGTTTACGTGAATGGATCATTGGCACAAGTGGCGCGGAAACGGCTGACAAGGTGCTGCCGGACTGGGAGCTTTCAAGTATTGAGATCGCCGCCCAGGAAGAAATCATTGAAGACCGCACGAAGTCTTCCAATTCAATCAATCAATTCAATGAAAAAGACCAAGGAGACACAATGTCTGAACAAGATAAAGCACGCCTGGCTACGCTAGAGGCGGAGAACGCAACTTTAAAGGCTGAAAACGCTAGCTTTGCCGAGCGTGAAAGAACACTGGCACTTGCCAATATCAAGGCAGCTAATGTGAGCTTTGCCGAAGGCTTGATTCAGTCAGGCAAGCTTTTGCCGGCGAATAAGGATGCGACAGTCGCCTTGCTGGATAGCCTGAGTACGAGTTCGGAAGCAGTTGAGTTTGGTGAAGGTGAAGCCAAGGCCACAAAAACGCCGCTGGATATTTATAAGGCGCAGCTTGAAGCTGCGCCTGTGCTGGTGAATTTTGGTGAGGCTGCTGCCAATAAAGGTGGGGATGCAGCAGGTGCGGTTAGTTTTTCAGCTCCGGTAGGCTTTTCTGTCGATGCCGAAAACCTTGAGCTACACCAAAAGGTCATGCAGTACGCAGAAACCAACAAGGTGAGTTATGAAGAGGCACTTGCCAAAGTGAATAAATAGCGCGCTCTGCCGAGGCGATATAACCATTTTTTATTAAGGAATTGATATGTCTAAACAAAGTAAAAGTCTTTTGGTGTTAAGCGTAGTGGCAACTACTGCCATTACCGCTAACCGCTTTGCAACCGTAGCCGGTGCACAAACAGGTGCAGCTGGTAATTCGATTGGTGTCGCAGATTCTGCGGCTGCGATTGGTGAACGTTTCCCGGTGGTAAATCAAGGTACGGCTGTGGTTGAGGCTGGTGCAGCGATTGCCGCAGGCGCGTTGATTGAGGCAGATGCATCAGGTCGGGCTGTGACCAAGGCCGCAGGCGTGACTTTGGGCCGCTTGGCACCGGGTGAGTCTGCAGCCGGTGCGGGTAACTTTGTTGAAGTGATCCTGTTCGCCAACTAACCAATTTTTAGCTTAATTAATATTTTAAGGAATTTACTATGCCACAAATGACCGCTAGTCAGGCTCGTGTTATCGACCCGATTTTATCCACCGTAGCCCAAGGTTACCAAAATGCAGAGCTTGTCGGCAATGCTCTGTTTCCTGTTGTGCCTGTTGATCAACGCGGCGGCAAGATCATTAGCTTCGGTAAAGAAGACTTCCAGCTTTACAACACCGGCCGCGCACCAGGGGCAAAAACCAGCCGTGTGCAATTTGGACATGCAGCAGGTAACTATGCGCTAGAACAACACTCACTTGAGGGCTTGGTTCCGTTTGAAATTATGCAAGAAGCCAACCAAGTGCCTGGCATTGATTACGGCAAGGTTGCTGTGATGAAAACGCAGAACATCATTGCATTACGCAATGAAAAAGCACAGGCAGATCTGGCAACCAATGCGGCTAACTATGCGGCAAGCAACAAGGTGACTTTGGCCGGCACCAGTCAGTGGTCTGACTACACCGGCACATCGAACCCGTCAAAAGATATTGCTACGGCCATTGAAGTTGTACGCTCTAAAGTGGGTAAACGTGCCAATACCGTGCTGATTTCAGCGGCTGTATTCGCGGCCTTGAAAACCCACCCGGCGATTATTGACCGCATTAAGTACACCGGTCGCGATGTAGTAACGGTGGAGTTGCTGGCGAGCCTGTGGGATGTGAAAAAAGTGGTGGTTGGCGATGCTGTATATGCCGATGACGCAGGCACATTCAGCGACATTTGGGGTAAGAATGTTGTGGTTGCTTATACTGAAATCGGCTCATTACAAGACATGGGGTTGCCAAGCTACGGCTACACATACCGCCTGCGTAATAACCCAGCAGTTGAGTTGCCATACCAGGATCGCAATCAGAAATCATGGGTTTACCCGGTGACGGATGAGTTAAGCCCAGTGATTGCTGGCGCGTTGGCCGGATACCTGATCTCAGCAGCAGTTGCTTAACAGGAACTGAATGCTGATCGAAATTGCCGCTACACGGTGGCAATTTTAGTGAGCAGTTAGATCCCTACATAATTAAGTGAGCGTACACATGAAAAAATACACGGCAAAATCCCCGATTCAGTTCAATGGAAAGGGCTTTGAGGTTGGTGACACGATTGAGCTTGATGACAGTCATGCAGCTCAGTTGCTTGAGCTGGATGCTATTGTTGAAAGCGTTACCCCAGCACAAAATAACGTGCCTGAAGGTGAAGAAAAATTGGCAGCCATTAAAGCTGCAATTGAAAGCCTTGATGCTGGGAACAAAGAGCTATTTACCAGTTCAGGCAAGGCAAAAACAGAAGCAATTGCTGCAATTACAGGCTGGCCAGTAAGCGCCGCTGAGCGTGATGCTGCAGCAGCGCTTATTAAGCCTGATGCCTCTGCGGTATCCGCCACCGCGACAGCTGATCCACAAGCAGCACAATAAACATGACTTATGCTTTGCTCCAAAATATGGTTGACCGCTTTGGCGAGCGTGAGGTTATCGCGCTCACTGACCGCGGCAACACTGGTGCGATTGATGCGGCGGTATTGGCGCAGGGGCTGGATGCTGCTGCAGTTGAGATTAATGCTTATTTGGCTGCACGTTATGCGTTACCTTTAACCAGCACGCCAATCATTGTGCGTGACTTTGCCTGCGATATTGCACGATTCCGGCTATGTGGTGGCGAGGTTACCGAAACTGAAGAGGTGCGTAATCGTTACAAGGATGCGATTAAGTTCTTTGAGAAAGTAGCCGATGGGAAAATCTCACTGGGGCTGGATGGTTTAAACCAAACGCAAACGCCAGCTGGAGCGGTGCTGATCAGCACCAATGATCGCGTATTTAGTAAAGCTACGTTAAACGATTATTAAACCCCATGATTGCTGAAATTGAAAACGCCATCATTGATACGTTAAAAAATGCGACTGGCATGGCGTACTTAACGGGGGTTGAGAGTTATGGCGGTGAGCTGGACGATGATTTGAATGAAGTGGTCCGTAAATTCCCAGCCGTATGGGTGGTGTTTGCAGGTAGTGCTAAGCCGGTGAAGTTAGGTGCTGAAAAATTCAAGGTGCCTGCAACCTTTGCAGTGATTGTAGCCGCGCGTAATGTGCGTAATGAAAAATCAACACGCCAAGGCGCCATCGGAGAAGTTGGCACTTATCAGATGTTGCAGGATGTACGCACGCTGCTCATGAACAATGACTTTGGTTTGGCAATCGAGCGGCTTCAGCCAGGCGCAACCCGTACCCTGTACAACACAAAAATACGCGGTCAGGCATTGAGCGTATTTAGCCAGGAATGGACAACTGCCTATGTGGATGCCGCACCAAAAGCGACAGAGGTTGATTTGCTCAGGTTTGGTATTAACTACTTTATTAAGCCCGGCGATGATATTGCCGATGCCTCAGACACGCTTGAAATAACTATTTAGGAGTAATTCATGAAAGTAAAAGCCGCTACAGGTTTAAAAGTGCCGATGGAAGGCAAGCCTATGACCTACATTGATGATGCCAATGTAGTTGAGGTGCCAGATGATTCTGCTTATTACGCGCGCCGTATCAGCGATGGTGATTTGGTTGAGGTAGTAAAACAAGATAAAAAGAAAGGTGACGCATAATGGCTAGCGCTAACATTGCATTTGATAATATTGGTAGTTCGATCCGCAAGCCTGGCAAATATGCCGAGTTTAATTTCAAGCTTGCCGTGCGCACGTTGCCTGGCAACCTGCAAAAAGTGTTAATCGCTGCGCAAAAAACTGCGGCCGGTACATTGCCTGCACTGACCCCACTGGATATTTTTAGTGATGATGAGGCGGCTATTTATTTTGGCCGCGGATCTATTGGCCACCTGATGGTGCGCGCAGCGTTGCAAACTAACCCATATTTGGCCCTTACGGTGATTGCGCTGGATGATGCCGGTGCAGGCGTGTTTGCAACCGGTACTGATACCATTGCCGGTACGGCCACCGGCGTAGGCGTATTGACGCTCAACATTAGTGACCAGAGCGTACAGGTTGCGATTGCCAGCGGTGATACTGCCGCTGTGGTTGCGTCAGCATTGAATGCGCAGATTGCTAAACAGCCAGACTTGCCGGTGACAGCTGCGGTTTTAGCCGGGGTGGTGACATTAACTGCAAAAAATAAAGGCACGCTAGGCAACGGTATCAAGTTGTCTACCACCATCACGGCTGCAGGCTTGACCTCTACTGTAGTGGCAATGGCCAATGGCGCAACAGACCCCGTGCTGGCGACAGCATTGGCCGTTGTGTTTGCTGCCGGTCATAATATCATTGCCAGCGCATACAATGACGCCACCAATTTAACGGCGCTACGTACACACCTGGATAATGTATCAGGCCCATTAGAAAAGCGCGGCTGTATTGCCACTTATGGCCATACCGGCACTCTGGCAGCATCAACAACGCTGGCAAGCGGTGTTAATGCTGGGCGCGTTTATAGTTTGCTTGTTCCCAATGCGTATGAATCTGCTTATGAAGCTTCCGCACGGTTCGCTGCGTTAATCGCCTCAGAAGAGGATCCTGCTCGCCCACTTAACGGGTTGCCACTCACAGGAATGATAGCGCCCCCGTTGGCTAGCCGCTTAAGCCGTACAGAGCAGGAAAACGCGCTTTATAACGGGGTGACGCCAACCGAGGTTGGTCCTGGCAATAAAGTGCAGATCGTGCGCGCCATCTCTACCTACACTTTAGATCCGCAGGGCATTCCCGATATCAGCCAGCTGGACATCACGACCATTCGCACGCTGGACTATGTGCGTAAGGCAGTTGTTGAGCGTTTGAGCCTGCGTTTCCCACGCGAGAAGTTATCAATCCGAACTGAGCGCAAGGTGAAAGACGAAGTGATGGATGTGCTCTACAAGCTGGAAGAATTGGAGATCATCGAGAAGGTGACAGAAAACAAGGATGGTGTGATTGTTGAGCGTGATCTGCAAGACCCTAACCGCCTAAATATTCGCATCCCAGCCGATGTTGTGAATGGCTTGCATGTGATTGCTGCGCGTATTGATTTGCTTTTATAAGCAAATTGTCACATTTACACTATCTGTAAACATGGAGAATTAAGATGGCATTAGAAGAATATTTAGGCGCGATTGTGCTTGAGGTGGATGGCCAAGAGGTCGAGATTGAAAGCTTTGACGTGACCGAAAAAACTGGCCGCAAGCTGGTTAAAACCATGAATCGTACCGGCCGTGCCAAGGGCTTTGCCAAAGGCATTGCCGAGTATGATTTAAAAGTCACAGCGGTAATCCCGCTCACAGGTGATTTAGACTGGGCGGCCATTCAGGGGGCAAAGCTGCGCCAGTATCCACTCACTGCAGGAGGCAAAGGCACCAGCTACCTCGACTGCTTTACATTGGATGTAGGTGAAGCTTATACCGTGGATGGCGAAGCAAAGCGCAATATTTCAATGGGTGCCTTGCGTAAGGTGGCTGAGTAATGGCTACAGTAAAAGGGAATTTAACCGTTGGTATTGAGGTTGATGGCGTTACACATACAGAGTTTGAAATGCGTGACGCTACTATTCGTAGCGCAGTCAATGCGATTGATAAGGCAAATGCTGCAGGCGAGAATTTAAGCTCATATGTCACAATGCGTATGTACAAGGCGGCCGAGCAGTTGGTTAGCCTTGGCACGCTGCCAGCAGATAAGATTAATGCTGATTTGCTGATGGAGCTGGATGAGGTTGATATCGAGCCGCTCTTGGCTGCCCAGGATGAGCTTGAAAAAAAGCGCAAGGGCTTGAAGAGTTAATCAAGCCGCTCACTAATATTGAAATTGTATTAACTCAGCATGGATTCAGGAATGTGCAAGACATGACTGAAGCCCATGCTGAAAGTATTATTAGCCTATTGCTTGGGGTTAAGAATAAGCAAAATCCTACAGCAGAAACAACCAAAATCAACAGTGCTGGCCAAGAAGTTACCACGGCTCGCCATATCAATACCCGCAAACGTAAGCCAGTGAAGGAGTCATCATGAGTGAAATGGAATTAGAGCTAAGGCTTAAATTGCAAGACCGCATGAGTGCTGGCATGAAAGCGGCGCTTAAGAGCCTGCAAAATGAATCTAAAGGTTTAAAGGGGCATTTGGATGGCGTAGCGAAGGCCGCTAACAATATTAAGCCTACAGGCATTGAGCGCATGATCAAGAGCATGAATGCGCTTAAATCTGCCACAAAATCCACAATGGATATGCTGAACAAAACAGCGCAGATTGGTGCCTCGATTGTAGCTGGCGGCTATGTGGTGAAGCGTGCGCTTGATAAGCCAATGGCTTATGCGGATAAGTTGGCAAGTGTATCTAACATTGCGTACAGTGACCGTGATGTCACTGGTCGTGTTGCTGGGCAAGTGGAGTTAAACAAAGCAATACGTGATGCGCAAGCGGCCGCAAATGGACGTGGCAACCAGGATGAATTGGCAGCAACGCTGAGTGACTTGATTGGCTCTGGTGCAATGGGTGATGGCCAGGCTGGCGTTAAAAGCAGCATGGATTTATTGGCGACGTTAAACAAGGCTAGCATAGGCACAGGTGCTGATATTAATGACTTGGCTAAAATTGCAATGGCGGCCAAGCAGAATATGGGCATGAGCGATGCCGAGGTTAAGCAGTTTTTAAGCCAGGCGATTTCTGCTGGCAACTTGGGCGGCTTTGAAATTAAAGACATGGCGCGTTACCTACCGGAGCAAATGGCTAGTTATGCCGCAAATGGCATGAAAGGCATGGCCGGCGCACAGGATTTGCTTGCTTATAATCAAGTAAGTCGTATCACGGCTGGCAATGCTGATCAGGCTGGTAATAACCTGGTTAACTTGCTTAACAAGGTGAACTCTGCAGATACACAAAAGGATTTTCAAAAACAGGGAATTGATTTAACGGGTAGTCTTGCTTTGGGTAGAAGCAAAGGGGTTGGAACGCTTGATACTTTTATGGCACTGGTTGATAAAGTAGCTGAAAAAGACCCTGCATATCAGGCTTTGAAGAAAAAAGCGAGCACACAAAGCGGGGATGCGCAAAAGCAAACGATTAGCGCGATGATGGATTTATATGAACAGAAAGGCATTGGCCTAACGGTTCAGGATCGTCAAGCAATGGCGGCATTGCTTGCTGCCAGACAGCAAAAAGGCAAGCTCGATGAGGTGCGCAATGCGGTGAAAAATGATGATGGCACTCAAATTGATAAAAACTTCTCGGTGATGGATAAAACCGCCTTTGCAGCTAAAGATAGAATAGCTAATGCTACAGACCGCGCTGCCTATGCTGCTGAGCAGTCAGGTGATGGTGCAATCACCAGCATGATGAATGGTGCTGCAAGCCTTGCTGATAAATTTCCAAACTTGGCTGCTGCTGCGTATAGCGCCACGACTGCTTTGGCAGCACTAGCTGCTGCAGGTGGTGTTTCTACTGTTTTAAAAGGTGGCGGGAAAGAAGCGGCTGGCAAGGTGCTTACAAAAACCGGTAGTGCCGGTGCAGCTGCTAAAGGGCTAGCATCAGGCGGGTTGCTTTCATCATTGGCTATTGGTGCTGCACCATTGGCTGCTATGTTGGGCATTACTAATTGGGTTGATGATAAAAGTCATGATAAGCAACGGGTTTCATCGCTCATGAGCCTAGGCGCTATGCTCAATAAGTTATTTGGCATGGATCCTGATGCTGCACAAAAAGAGTGGCGTAAGAAGAAAGATGCTGAGCTTGGCATTCAGCAAGTAAAAGTAACGGTAGAAGTTAAAAACGGCAACATCACCGCCGCAGTTAACGAAAAAAACGCCCGCCAGGCAAACCGCCACTAATCAAAAAGCGGAAGCAGTTCCGCTTTTTCCCATTTCTCGCGCGCGCGTAAGATGCGCTTATGGCTTGGCGAGACACCTTACTTGATGCTTCATTTCGCGGGATTACATTTGATGTAATCTCTTCTCCTTTGGACGTGCAGCGTGCATTGAGTGAGCACGCCTACCCATTTGTGCATGGGGCAGATATTGAGGACCTTGGCAATGATGCGCGGGCGCTTTCCCTTGAAATCATTTTGTTTGGCGATGAATATGAAAGCCAGCTTTCTGCATTAACTGCCGCTTTTGATGTTTTTGGCGCAGGTGAATTGGTGCATCCGATATTTGGCACTATTCAGGCGCAGGTGGTCAGTTACAAGATTGATCACGATGCCGAGAATATAGACCAATGCCGTATCAGTGTGCAATTCAAGCAGCACACGCCAGCGGCAGGTTTATTTGAGAAGACATTGCCTGCGCAAACTTGTGAATCGATTGGCGCGAGCATCAGCGTTGCAAGTGAAGCTGCCACCAACGCGCTGAGTAAAGAGGTTGCTGCTGTGAACGCGACTGGAATTTTTAGCAGAATTGAGCAGTTGCGCAACAATATGACCATCGCCTTGCACCAGCTAGAAGGTAAAGTTGCCGGTGTTATTTCTAGTGGATTGGATGCTGTTAATTTCCCTACGGCATGGGCTGCGGATGTTTCAGCTGTTGTGAATGGCATTGTTGATTTGCGCGGCTTTGATGTTACCAACTTAAGTGCGCAGTGGAAAGCTACATTTACCGACCTATCCGATCCGATCACTTATCCGCCGCAGACAGCCAATACTGCACGCTCACCCGTGCGTGATTTAGCTGTAGTCAACAATCACATTCAACTTTCACAAGCGCTGGGTAAAGCAGATGCAGCGCGCCTGGTGCTGCTGAGTGAAATAGACACTCCAAGTTTGTCATTGGCTGGAATTGAGCTGTTAGCAGCTGATTGCCGCACCTCACTTGAGTCCGTGATGGATCAGACTCGCGTTATCTACGGTATTGAAAGCAGCCGTCCGATTGTTGAATCACTCAAGAATGTGGCGCTAGGTGTGCAGGATGCTGCAAAAGTTGTGATTAATGCTCGCCCTCCGCTTGTTAAAAAAACAGTAGAAGGCTTGGTGAATTATCGCCTGCAGGCTCACTTTTGGTATGCGGACCATACGCGCGCACCTGAGTTGGCCAGACTTAATCTTGGCTTACGCTCCCCTAACCTGATTAACAAGGGGGTGGTGCTGAATGCCTATGCCAGCTAATGAAATGGTGTCGTTAAGCATCAATGGCAAAACCCATGACCGCTGGGAAAGTTACGAGATTGACAGCGACCTGCAAACCCCTGCTGATGCCTGGCATGTAACGTTAGGTCTGCGTCCCAAGGAGTTGCCGGGCTTTATTAAGCCCTGGGATACGGTTGTTATCAAAGTGGGCAATGACACGGTAATGACTGGGCGCGTGGATGAAATAAGCGACAGCATCGATAAGCATGGAAAGACGCTAACTTTGAGTGGCCGCGATTATGCCGCAGTGCTGGTAGATTGCGCTGCGCCTATTTTTGTGGCGCGTCAAATTACCCTGGAGCAGATCATTGCCAAAGTGGTGCGCCCGCTGGGGATTGATAATGTGAAAATATTTGCAGATAGCACCCGTATCCGTGAAAAAATCAACATCGAGCCAGGTGATAGAGCTTGGGATGCTTTACAAAATGCGGCTGAGGCGAATGGTTTGTTTCCGTGGTTCACACCAGATGGTACCTTGGTGGTTGGTGGGCCGGACTATTCCAAAGCGCCGGTGGCGACTTTAATGATGCGCTTTGATGGTAAAGGCAATAACTGCGAGAGTATCAATCGCAGCCGCAATGTTGCCAACCAGTTTAGCCAGATTACGGTGCTTGGCCAAGCGCACGGTACGGAAACTGAGGTGGGGAAACATAACATTAAATCTATAGTTGAGGATAAAGCGGTCACCTTTAACCGCCCGCAAATCGTCATTGATCATGAGTCAGATAATCTGGCTGTGGCCCAAGACCGTGCGCGTAAATTATTGGCAGATGGTCGTTTAAGCGCCTTTGATTTAACCATTAAAGTAAAAGGCCACCGCATTACAAAAAATGGCTTGCTCTGGACGCCTGGACAGCGCGTACAGGTGCAAAGTGAGCCGCATGGCATTAACGGAATCTACTTTTTAATGCGCCGCACTTTTACCGGTGGGCGCGATGATAGCGCCACGACTGAATTAAAACTTAAAGAAGATGGCGTTTGGGTGCTGGATGCACATCCGCATAAACGCAGACATCGCCGTGGAAAGAATAGCTTGCCGGCTGAAATTGTGGATGTGACCAAATGATCGCGCAAATCGACAAACGAATCCGGCGCGCATTAGGCTCAATTCGCCTGGCTTTTCGTGGTGTGGTCCGCCATGTGAATACAGCACCTGCGGTCATGCTGGTGCAGGGTGATGGTTTAAATGGTGAGCAACTACAAGCTACTGAGTATTTTCAGCACTACGGGCTTACCAGCAGCCCTCCACCTGGCGCCATGCTGGTGGTATTACCCGTTGGAGGCAGCACCGCACATGGCATTTTAATTGCTACGGAGCATGGGAGTTACCGACTGAAAAACCTCGCCCCGGGTGAATCTGCACTGTATGACGACCAAGGGCAAAAAGTGCATATCACCCGCAATGGTATTGTTGTTGATGGCGCAGGCAAGCAAGTAACCATCACCAATACTCCCAAGGTGCGAATGGAAACAGAGCTAGAGGTTACCGGCGAGATTAAAGATCGCTGCGATACATCAGGCAAGACCATGAGTGGTATGCGCAACACCTATAACAACCATACGCATAACGACCCTCAAGGCGGCACAGTTAATGTGCCAAATCAGGTGATGTAATGGCTAATCTTATCATGACTGATACCTGGCTAAATCCAATCACCGGTGATTACGATTTTTCCTACCCTGCCAATACGCAGGATCCTGCTGATGGTCTGGCCAATGCGGTGTATATGCGCATCATGACGCCGCTGGGAAGTTACTGGCAAAACCCGTTATTAGGCAGCAGATTGCATGAGTTGCAGCGAGAAAAAGACCTGCAGCGCGTAAGAATACTGGCCAAACAATATGCCGAGCAGGCATTAAAACCTATTTTGGATGATGGTCGCGCCTCAAAAATCGAGGTTTTTACGCAGCAGGCACATGATGGCAGACTGAATCTGCTGATTGAAGTAACCGATAGCGCCTTGGTAAAACGTCAATTTAATTTATTTGTGAAAGTAGCTTAAACATGGGCTTTACCACTAAAACGCAACCTGAAATAAAAACGGATATTCTGCGTGATATTCAAAACTTACAGCCTGGGGCCAGTGTAGGTGATGATAGCGATTTTAATGTCCGCGCCAGCGCAAACTCTGCTGCTATTGAGGGGCTGTATGAGCATCAAAAGTGGATCGTGCGGCAGATATTCCCCGATACCGCCGATACGGACATCATGGAGGTACACGCCAATCTGCGTAAAGTAAATTACAAGCCTGGTACACTAGCCACTGGCAGTGTCAACTTTACTGGAGTCGCTGACAGCAACATCCCGCTTGGTGCTGAGTTAAAAACTGCGGATGGCCTGATATTTTTAACGACTTCCGCCGGCGTGATAGATGGTACCGGCAATGCAGTTGTGCCTGCCCGGGCAGCAGCTGTAGGTGTTGCTTACAACATTGCGTTAAATACTGTACTGACTTTAACGGCTGCGCCTGCCGGGGTAAGCAGCAATGCAAGCAGCACTGCATTTTTAGCTGGCACCGATGCCGAAACGCCGTCTAGCCTCTTGACACGATTACTGGCTGTATTACGCGACCCGCCATCCAGCGGCAATGATGCAGATTACAAGCGCTGGGCGCTGGAAGTGGCTGGCTGTGATAATGCCAAGGTATTCCCACTGCGTCGCGGATTAGGCACGACTGATGTGTTTATCAGCAGCGCCAGCGGATTGCCAAGTTTAGATTTAATCAATGCCGTCACCGCGAACATTGATGCGCAACGTCCGTGCGGTGTGAATACACTCAGCGTACTGGCGCCTACTTTACTAGTGCAAGACCATACGATACAGGTTAAGGTCAGCGCTGGCACTTTGGCAGAAGTTACCGCCTCCATCAACCAGGCGCTTGATGGCTACTATGCCAATTTAGGCATTGGCCAACCTTATATTAAAAGTGAGGTTGAAGCGCTGATTAGTGACCTGGCTGTGGTGACAGATCGAGCCGTTACCCTGCCTGCTGCTAACGTAGTGCCTACCGTAAATGCAGTTGTGGTTGAGTGGTGCCGCAAAGGTGCCGTTACTGTGACCTTGATGCCATAAATGATGATTATCCAAAGCCCACACGCAGAATTACTCAAGCGCTTATTGCCACCGGTTTCTTATGATGTTGCCGGTAAAAATTTATCCAGCGAACTTGAAGCCGATGGCTTGGCACTTGATGCCGCCTTTGAGCGTGCAAAAGTGGTGTTGCAAGCTATCTATCCTAATTCCGGAGAGTTATTGGAAGACTGGGAGCGCAACTATGGTTTGCCCTGCGATTGTTTAAGTACAGCGACGTTAAGCCGTAGCCAGCGGCTTTCCTTGCTGATAGCAAAAATCAATGAAGGCGGCACGTTTACCAAACAAAAAGCCATTGAAATTGCTGCCACCATTGGCTACACCATCACGATTACAGAAAACCGCATGCGTGAATATGCAGGCGGATACGGCTTGGAGTATGCAGATTGGCAGTGGAATTTTGTGTGGGATGTCACTACCACCAACAACACGATTACGACGCGGCAATATGGGGATGAGTTTGGGTTTGGTTACCGCGAATGGGGCAATGAGTTACTCGAATGCATCATGCGATCAAAGGCGCAATCTGACACGTTAGTGCGATTTATTTATTTGTAGTTTAAGGAGTTTTTATGAAATATCCAGTATCCGTACCGGAAGTTAATTTATACAGCGGCAAGTTTACCAATGGTGACCCGTTATTAGGGATCCCCCGCTCGATTGACCGGGCTGAAGACATGAACCGCGTTTATGATGAAATTATTGAAGTCGTGATAGCAGCGGGGTTAACCCCAAGCGAAGTAGACAATACCCAGCTTTTACAAGCCATCACCAATTTAGTCAAAGGCGGAGACTACAAAGCCAGCGTCCGCGTAGCATCAACTGCTGCAATCAATCTGGCAGCACCAGGCGCAAACATCGATGGTGTAGCGATGGTGGCAGGTGACCGCTTTTTAGAAAAAGATAATGCAACGCTGGCTGATCGCGGTATCTATATCTGGAACGGCGCAGCAGTACCGGCAACTCGTGCGCTGGATGCTGATGATGGCGCTGAGTTTAACGGCGGAGCGATTATTCCGGTTGAAGAGGGTACTGTTAATGCGGATACCAATTGGCAATTAACTAATAATGGAACAGTCACAATTGGTGTGACAGGTTTAACTTTTGCACAAGTTG